TATCAACCGATAGCGTATGCGTTGTGTCCGGATCAACGCCACCAGCAAGGCTGGCCGAGAGAACGCCGTGTCGCGCAGGGCTGGTGATTCTGCCGATATTCCGGTAGGTCGCGTTATCTTCGCTGACCCACACATTACAGCCGCCCCAGTCCGTGCCGCCACTGACCGCCATCCAGACCTCAAGATTTGGCGCGCTCATCACGTTTGGCGGCTCAAAAATGACAGGGGTGTTCACCGGACCGCCGGTGACGTTGTTGCTGGGCGAATAGCCTGTGCCGCCCGTGTGCGGATAATGCGCTGGCTGCGACACGCCATAGGGCATTTCTTCGGCGGTAATCGTCAGTAGGCCGTCATAATTCTCTTCGATCGAGACGATGCGCACCGGCGTAAAGCTCAGCCCAAGCGCAACATCTGTCAGGCTCACTACATCCATCGGTTCAAGCAGGCAATATTTCCACGTCAGAATAAACGTGTAGGTATTACGCACATACAACTCACGCTGCAAGAATGCCTGCGCGACCTGTTTTGCCACGGTTGGCACGCATATTTCATGCAATGACACTGAAGCCATAGCTCGAAGCCCGTACGCCTCGATATTTGCCATGTCGGTGACAGTGGCTGGCTCAATGTTGTAATAATTATTTCGGTTCAAATATTCTACTTGCACCGAGTTAAATGCATCTGCCTGACGCTTGCGTGTAACCGTGACAGGATCACCGTTACTATCCTGAAAATCATCGTCCGTCAGGTCATAAATCGGTGTGACTGACGGGGTATAGGTCGCGCCATTGCCGGTGACAGCCTGATCGCCATAAGGAACGATCTTGAGCAATCCACTGCTCCACACAAGACCGGCATTCGCTATCTTGGCAAACTGCGTCAGCCATTGCTGCGCGGGTTGCTGTGTATCGAGGATCGGGCTGATGAATACGCCGTTTGCCTGACAATAATTCCATGCTGCCGTGGTATCGCCCAGGTACGGGAACATCGCACCATAGTTCGCGTTATTCAAAAAATCTGCGATGACATCGATGGCGTTCACGTCATAGCCATTTCGCAGCGTTCCGGTGCCGGTCACTTCAAAGCTGTGATTGCCGATCGATGCGTTGCTGCCCAGACTGTAATTTCCGCAGGCGGCATAGGCGATGCCTTGATAACCGATAGCGCGAGACGGGTTGTAAGTCGTCATCCATGACCAAGGCGTTTGCGGATAACTCCCGCCGAACATGCTCAGACCGTATTGTGATGGCGCGACCGGTGAGTTTTTATCCAGCCACAGGCGACCAAAAGCAGCTACTGGACCCTCGCAGATGCCGAGTATCACTGCCGCCGTATAAGAAAATGTCGTGTTTGACGTAGTGACGCCACCGCCCTTCCCGCCTGCGCTCGATGTCGTCGTGTGCGGGGTGGCAATGAAATTCGTGTATTCAATCAGATTCGGCTTTGCACGGTTCGTGCCGTACAGGATCGGAATACAAACACCATAACCGGTGTTCTGTATCTGCAACCCGCCCAGGCGAACGTCTGAGGTTGAGATTGTCTTATTTCCACCGCTCATGCTAACTTACCAAAAAATGAGAAGAATCGAACCTCGCGATCTGCGAGATTTCCTTGTCCTGCGTCCGCATAGCAGCATCCGTCCTCGCGCTGCGCATGGATCAGGCGCGGCCATTCTGTGACGATGCCGGAATGCGAAAAACACCGGCCAAACTTAAACATGACGATATCGCCCATCTTTGGCGCTTCGACTTCGATGCAGTATTTTTCTAACCAGCCCAGATACACCTCTTCAGATCGATGCAGCATCCAGTCCGGTGAGTAATTCCCGATATCTGGTTTTTCTGCCAACCCGACGGCGGCATACACCTCGATGAGTATCTGCGCACAGTCCACACCAGCGCCCTTGATCGCTGCCATGTGGTGATAAGGCGTACGCAACCATGTGACGGTCTCGTCGATGATCGCCTGACGCGTTTGGGCGCTCATACGCTGGCCTCTGGAACAGGTATAAATGGGAATCCACGGAAGCTGATCACGCGGTTGAATTTGTTTGCGCAAGTCGCCTGCGTCTTGTCGCATCCAGCATAAGCGGTGAATGCATCACCGGTGGCGGGCACGAAATAAAGCGGCGTCGACATCGTGATCACACCGCCGGCGTAGCTCTTGATCGTGCGCGTTGCACCCGCGTTCTGTCCGCTGCTGAATGTGATTGTTCCGGTGTCAAAATATCCATCTGCCTGAGCAAGCGCACTGTGAACCTGTAGCGTAGTCGTGCCAGCCGTGCAGGCTGAAGTTGCGCCAAAACTAGCTTTGACCGCGCCACACGCAGAGTCATACAGGCTATGCGAACAGGCCGGTGCATACACGTTTCGCGGCATCGGGATGTTGAGCAGCTGCATATCTGAGCTGACCGTGAGCAATATCTGAGTGCGCGATGGCGTAACGTCCGAAATCGTGCCGGTGAAAATATTAACCACGCCCGCCGATGTATCGCCATAAGTTGCCATAAAAACGCGATCAACTTTAAGGCGCGCGCCATCAAACCCGCCGTTATTGACGAACTGAGGAATCGGCACGCCCTGGATGAAATCGTTCGCCCCGCAAAACATCGTGACGCTCATCGTGTCTACGCTAATCCCAACCGTCAGTTTTGTCCGGTCACGCATGATCTTTGGGCTGGTGGCGGCGTAGATATTGCCGTTGTAGGCAAGATCACCGTCGGCATCCGTGAAGCGCAGCACAACCCCTGTGAGCAGCGTCAGCGAGTACAGTTCGGCCATCATGAACTGATTACCGGCGAGAATTGCTATGGTTGCAGCGGAAGCGGCTTTCATCTTTAAACCTTATTCATCGGGCTTCCGACGATTTCCAATTTGTTCATGCTGTAGTGCTTCTGCAAAAATTGCAGAGCATCGATGGTATCGGCCATAAATCGGCAACGGTAATAAAACGCACCGGTCCACGTCAGGACCGCGCCATTTGCCGGTGGTGCGGCGAATAGCACCGATCCTGTGCCGCTTATCGTGCAGGAAGTCATAACCCCATTCACATAGATAGACGGCGCACCATTCAGGTTTTGCACCGGCTCAGTAAACCCGCCGTAAGCGCGTACCAACTGGAACGATGTTGCAGATCCGTTGCCGGTGCCAAATGATTGCGCGGTGACTGAGTTATCTATCGGGCTGGAGTACAAGAACGAATCGAACGATCCGAGCCGGGCATTGAAAAACCCAAGCAGTGTTTTCAGCTCATTCGTTGCGTCGTCACGAATAAATTCGTACTTGAACGTGAATTTCCACAAAGGGGAAACCATATAAGCTGCGCGCACCTCAAATCCAGATACGGCGGCGTTAATCTTGGTATTGAAACGAGGGGAAACTTGCGTCTCCATCGTCAACCCGGGCAATGCTGGAAAAATTGACTGTCCCATAATTATTTAGGGAAAGTGAAGTTGCGATTAAGGTCGGTCAAAGCCTTTTGTAAAGCGCCGCCTTTTTGCAGTGATCGCAGTACGTCCTGAGTGTCTGTTGCGCTGATATGGATGGTATGGCCGCCTCCAGCTCCAAAGTTACCGCCGCCGGTAACCATATTGCGCAACGGCTCGGCGATATGGGCGGGCAAGATGGTTTCGTCTTTATGAACCAGATTCAGACGATCAGCAGGAACTTGCCATTCGCCGCCCGCCGATGAGGCGATTTTCCCGGCTACGCCAGCCACTACACCGAACGCAGCACCCGCCATCATAGGTGCCATCACGGGGCCGACTACAGGGATTGCAGCAATGGATTTATACACGTTCGCCATGGTTTCCCAGGCTGAATTTAATATGCTTTTGATCGAGGTCATGCCGCCAACAGCCATTGATTCTGTCGCGCTTGCCGTTTCAGCTGCACCGCGCGCAGTGGTTCCGGCAACGGTTGCGGTGGTCATAGTCAGTTCATTCGCAACCCAGGTCGTAGCTTTCTTGACACCCATCTTGATAAATTCGGCCAGTATTGCCTGACCTATGTTTGCCATGGACTTCTGGAAAGTTTGCGTACCCTGAATCATCCCGTTTAGTGATTGTTCAAATGCGCCGGATACAGCTCCAAGCATGGTATCCCATGACTTTTTAACAGCCAACACTCGCTGCGTATCTAGCTTTCCCATATCGGCATCATGCTTTTCTTGCATTTTTGCCAACTCATCAAGCGACTGTTGCTGCGCCACTTGGTCATCCTTGAGTAGCGCAATTTTGTCCTGCTGCGCCAGGACTTCAATCTGGAATTTTTTCTCTTCCAAAGCTTTCAATGCAGCAATTTCCTCTTGATCTGAAATCTGTCCGAGGTTTTTCATCATGGCTAATCGATCGCGCTCCATGCTGATCTCGGATAGCTGATGATCTCTGGTGCGCTGGATCTTCATCGCCTCAAGCTTTTCTTGTTCTTTATTCCATTCTTCAGCGGTTTTCTGCACTTCTTTTATTGCAGCCATATACTCGCGTGACTCATACCCGTAGGTTTCGCCGACGCGCGTTGCCACCTGCGCTGCAAGATCAATGCGCTTTAGGCTTCCAGCCTTGGCAGCAGACTCTTCGGCTTTTAGGCCATCCATTTCATCGGTAAATTTTTGCACGGCGAGCGTCTTATGAATGGCAAACAGCTCGTGCTTAACTGCAATCTCTTCTTTTGCATTACCTTTTGCGGCAAGTAATTTCTGTTGCCAAAACGCTTCATCTTCTGCCAAAGAATTTTTGAAGAACTGCCCTTCAATTTCCTTTCGAGCCTCCAACTCTGCTTTCCATTCAGGCATTTTCGATTCCGCTTTTTTCTTTTTCTCTGCGCCGCCGTCAGAGCTTTCGCCGCCGCTTTTTTTAGTGGTTGCAGTAGGTGCAGCAAATAGATTTATCATCTTGTCGCGGTTGGCCTCAGCCTTCGCCGTTATCCGGTCCAGCGCCTCGCCAAAATTATCAGCAATCGCATCGCCGCCCGTTTTCCAGGCAGCTTTCGCGCCTTCAAAATCAAACTCAAGTGCCTTGCTGGCGGAGTCGGCAAATCGCATCAATTGAATAACAGCAGTCTGAACAAATACCTTAATCACTTCCCATACGATCTCAACCGCCATTTTCAGGCCGTAGAAAACAGCTGCAAGACCGCCAATTGCGCCCTTCATAACAAGCACGGCTTGCGGGCCATAATCAGAAAACCAGTTTCCCAAGTCGGTTAGAATTGGAATAAGCGCATCACCAATTGACTTTTTAAGCGCGCTTAAAACATCCCCAACATCATTCATAGATGCTTTATAGGCAATTGTTGCGGCAACATTCTCCTTGCCAACAACAAGGCCTAGTTCATCGCATTTTTTACGAGCATCGTCCATGCCTGCTGTCGTGAGTTTCAGAATCCCTTGAACTTCCGCCCACTGTTTGCCATAAATTTTCTGGCCTTCTATGTTTCGGTCGATGCCTTCTTTAAAAGTCAAAAGGTGCGCATTGGTATCAAGCATAATATCCAAAGAGCTGCGAAAATTACCGTTCTGGTCGCGGGTTGCAACGCCCAAATCTTTGAATGCCTTTTCGTTGGTGCCTAGTGTTTTTGTCAGCTTCTGGTTGGCTGCCAGCATCGTATCTGTTTCAACATACACATCGCCTAGGGCGACATTCAAGACAGATGCTTCAGTTGCCGTAATACCGAGCTGCTTACCCAGTTTCATCGCCTCGCCGGTGAGCTTATTGCTCTCATCGATGCCGGACTTAAAAGCCGCACCGCCGGCCAATACAGCAGTAAAAGCGCCGAGCATTTTATTGACGCTTGCAAAACTATCAGTCAGCTTAGAAAAGTGAGAGCTCATTTGCTCGGTCGCGGCTTTTGTACTGGAAGCCATGTTGTAACTGGCCTCCCGGATGGTTTCCTGAATGCGCTGACCAGCCTTTTCGGCAGCGCTGCCTACTTTTGCAAATTCAGCTTCAGCCTGCGATCCATCTGCGCCAATTTTCAGCTCTACATCTTTATCTGACATGATCTTCCTTTACTTAGTCCCGAACATTGAAAGTAACTGTTCGATATCGTCTTTGCTATTGGCTTTATCTTTTGGCTTGATATCAAAATAGGCAGCAACCATCCATTGCAAAGGTGGGTGATCTGACCAGTATTTATTCAAAGATTCCATGCGGGGAATGTCGACATTTTCAAGCACGTAGTCCCATGTCCACCCGGTGCTAGAGCAGACATAGGCCACGAGCTCATCCCAATCTAATTCCCCGGAATCTCCCCCGATTCGATTGCCTTGCGCCTCAAACCAGAAACATCCATGACCGACTGAAATACTTCGGCCATATTCCCAACATCGATTAAATCGGCAACCCGCTCACGCGTGATATCCGGGTAATTGCGGCGCAGTGCTGCATAGGCGGAATCAATAACCGTGCCGACCTGCTTGCCATCAGTCACATCGCCAGTAAATGCACCGACTCGATCTTGAAGCTGCTCAAGAGCACCGAGCGCGATAGGAGGGATCACGAGCGATTCACCGCCGAAATCAAATAAAATTCCTTTGATCTTAGCCATGATTATTCAGACATCGCAATGGTCATCGGGCTAGTGCCGTTCGGGCCAAAGGCGGTAAAGTCAAACTCAGGAATGGTGTAGTCATCCATTTTTGTCGCAATTGAAAACTTATTGGATACGCAGGCGGGAAGAGAAATCACCAGGGATTTACCTTCATACGGGACGTAGATTTCAGCGCGGAAAGTCGGCGTTGAACCCATAAGCGGATTGGCAACAACGATTTTTTGTGCTGTGGTACTGGCTGCTGTGTATTGGCAAGCGATAAATACTGTCTTTCCTGTATCGGCAGCGGCAAACAGGTATGCGCCGGCGGATACTGAATACTGCCCGGTTGCAGGAGCTGACGGGACGCGTGAATAAGGTCGGCCATTGATATCAGTCACGCCAAGATCGGTTGCCCATACACCAGAATTTGGCAGCACTGGCGTCACCGTGAATGGGGTTGCTGGTATTACGGCACCAACCAGATCGTCATAGTTGCTCAAAATTCCGGCTGTTGCGGTCATTCCGAAAAACAGATTATTAAGTGTTGCGCCATTCATCACAGCTTTTTTAGCCTTGCCTGTGATCTTTCCTTTACCGCGAGCAACATCGAGTGCGAATTGCTGCTGACCGTACAATTCCTTGATATCGAAACTAATATCCAGCGAGACATCTTGCAATCCACCAAATTGAATCGGTGTTGGATTAGCAACCGCATTGCCGTTTACATCGGTGACAGGAATGCCAAAAAGTGCGCCTGAGCCAAATAAATACATTGTGAACCTCCAATAAAAAAGCCCGCATTAGGCGGGCTTAGATGAGAAAAGAAACTGATTACGCCTGTGCGTTATCTACTGGAATCTGAATTTCAGCAGTAGCTACGGGTATTTTTGTTACTGAAACTGGAATCGGATCTGGATTAACGCCTTCACTCGGCTGCAATTCAAACCCGATAGGCGTCAACAGCGTGTGATAATTGTCATTTGGCACGGTAATACAACCTGTTGAATCAGTATCGAAT